CATTAGTTTTTAAATATCCTTCCATAAATATCAGCACCTGCTAGACCTAAACCTAACGCTGACATTAAAGGAGTAGCTCCTGCTGCCGCTGGTTCTGTTGGAGCTATGTTAACAGCGCCCGCTCCTGGTGTTAATTGTGCAATACCAGAACCTAACATACTTAATCTTCTTCTTGGATCATCTACTGCCATCTGTGCTGCCTGTCTTTGTGCATCAAGTACAGCTTGGTTTTGCGCCTGTTGTGCTGCGCCTAGTGTGCCAAGACCAGATATCTGTGCTCTACTAAAGTCTTGTGCTGCTGCACCTAATCCTGATTGTAATTGTGAGATACCCATCTGATTAGCAAAATCCTGTTGTCTTGCTTGTTGTCCTTGTTGGAATCCTCTTTGTCTTAAGTCTGCTAATATTCTTGCTCTGTTAGCATCACTCGTTGCATCAAACTCGGCTCTTTGTACACCTTCACGTCCACCACCGAATGCACCTGGTATTCCAAGAGCTGACGCTGCTAATTGATTCTGTCTCATCTTAGCCTGTTTATCAAACTCAGCAAGTGTTGTGTCTATAACCTGTTGTTGGAAAGGAGATGTATAAGATGCAATAGATCCCGCTCCTGTTCCCGCCCCAGTTCCTGTAAGAGCTGTTGCGCCTGTTGCAGCTTGACCTGCTGCTGTTAAGAATGGTTGGAATGCTCCTAGACCTTTTGTTGGATCAACTGCTTGTGCGTATGCTGCAGCTTGTAATGGATCTTGTGCAGCCACTTGTGGTGCAAGATCAGCCATACCAGCTTTTGTAATACCAAACTGTTGAGCTTGTGCTTGTCTTTGTGCAAACTGTTGAGCAGTCTCACCTGGTTGTTGAGTTGTTGCAGTAGTAATACTAGGTATACCTGCTTGTCTTGTAAGATCAGTTAAAAATGTTTTTTGTGCTGCTTCTATAAACTCTGGTGGCAAAGTTCTTGATTCTGTTATACCACCTGTCTGATAACCTGCTCTACCGCCGTTAGCTTTTAAATTAGGAACTTCTCTTCCTCTACCCGCATCACCATATGCACTTGTGGTCGTATCTTTCATCATAGATGCAGGAGGCATATTACCTTCTTCTATTAAATTTTTTATCATAGACATAGCTCTTTCAACATCTTTTTCAGATATTCTACCTTCTGGATTTTGTTGTCTTGCTAATTGAATTGCTAATTGTGTTAATATTCCTTCGTCCATTATACTACTCTCTTCTCTAATTTTTTCATTGTATCATACATCCTTTGTGCTCCCTTTTCAATGCTCCCGTTGCCCGCTCCTCGAACCGCGTTAGCCGTCATTACGAACTCGTTTTTAGATAACATAGCTGGTACATCATCTGCTTTTTCTTTAATACCAACTGGTACAAATCCACCTTTGTCTCTGTAGTCTCTCTCTATAATACCTGCTTTATTTTTTCTCATATCACCTGTTGGCATACTCATTATACCACCTTTAGCACCTCCTGGTCTATAGATGCTAGAATCTGTAAATGTACCTTCTTCACTATTAAGAAGATTAATAAGTTCTCTTAAAGTCATTGTATCTAAAAGAATATCTTCATAACCTATTTTTTTTAATTTATCTTTTTTTGCTTGTTTTTCACTTCCTTCTGAAAACCCTACTCTGCCACCTTCAGCCATATATTGAGCATATTTTTCAACACCTAGACGATCTATTGCAGCTTCTTCTGCAGGATAAAATTTACCTTGTATTATAGTTCCCATCATACCTCCAGGTCCAAAATTACCAACTACATTTTCTGGTCCACTAGGTTTAAAACTTTTTGGTATACCATATTTATCAAAAGGCCCTGTAATAGTTTCAAAAGCTCCACCTTTATTAGGATTAGGTACTACATAACTATCTGTATTAGGATCATAAGTAGTTGGATCAACTCTTGCTCCTGTCGTATTAAAATATTTAAAAAAACTAGGAAGTTGAGATGGTGGTAGTGGATTCATCATCTGTGGAGATCCTGGCATTCTTCCTCCAGTGCCTGGAGTTGATGTCATTTGTGCAGGTATCATTTGAGATGGCATTGCCATTGAAGCTAAACCTTGTGTAGGTGCTGTTGTTTGTGCAGGTGCTGATGTAGATTTTGTAATAGAAGGTGCAGGTGCTGCAGTTGTTGTTTGTGCAGGCGCTGCAGTTGTTGTTTGTGTTGGAGCTGCAGTTGTTGTTTGCGCTGGAGCTTGAACTGTTGGCAGACCTGCTGAAGCTCTTGCTTGATTTAGGAGAGCCTGGATCCCCGCTGCTTGTGCCCTGTTGGCCGCAATATTTTGTTGTAAGGTATTAGCCATAGTTATACCACCAGTTTGGTAACCTACTCTACCTCCTCTAGCTAAATTATATCTTGCAACAAATGCATCTTTTTGTTCATCAGTCATACCAGAATAGTCTTTATCAAATTTAAAGTAATTATCAAAGTAAGTTCTCATCTTATTACCAACATTAATTCTTCTTCTTTCCATATATTCATAGTAATCCTCACCCTCTTCTTGTGGTGGTTCTTCAGCTAAAAATTTCTCATAAACATAGGTTGCAGCTCCTGTTACTCCACCTACTAATATCTGTTGTTTAACTATATCAGGTAGTTCTCTTACAATAGGAATACTATCCATAAAATCTATGTTTTCTTTAAATATCTTCAAACCTTTTCCTGTGGTAGTTGCAGGTGTTGAACTTGTTCCAAGATTAGCAATTTCTCTAGATCTTGCACTAGCACTAGTCCCACCTCTTCCACTATCAATACTAACTTCAGGTCTTTGAAATAATCTACCTATAGGTCCTTGTTTAAAACCTTCTTTAGTAAAAGTTTGACCACCAAAAAGACTATCACTTTGAGCACCACCTAATGCTCCTACACCTTTACCAAATCCAAAAGTTAGTGCACCTTGTTTAAGAGCATCACTAATACTACCTCTTTGATCAAATCTACCTATACCTCTCATAGCTGCAGCTATGCCTGGTTGAAACGGTGCAACGAATGGTGCAGCTTTAACTGCAATGTCTGCAATTTCGTTAGGTATTAATCTTCTAATTCTGTCTTTTATGCCACCTAAAAAAAACCCCTCTCTAGGGGTTACATTTGTTATGCCTCCTTGGGCACGTAATTGTCTTGGCATCTTAGATCTATTTATCATATATGTGTTAATTATTAATTATTGTAAAGGCAGGATTTTCACCTGAATTTGTTAATCTACTAGTTTTTTACTAATAAATCAACACTATGTTGTAACTGTTCTTGGTAACACTTCCATAGCTGAAAGCAGTACATGTAGTCTATTTGCATGGCCAGCTGTGACTTTTACTATCTCACTAGTCTCAACTACCAATGGGTTTGTTAATATTTCAGTAGGGGTATTAGCTGCTATGACTTTTTGATGTGCAACATTAAAAACAGCAACGTCTCCATCTAAAGTTCCTACCACTTCTACAGTAATTGTAGAACCACTACCACTATCATCGCTTACTAATATAGATTTAATTATAGAAGTTGTTGCAGTGGGCACTGTATATAAAGTCGTTTGATTTGTAGAGGTTAAATCTACTTTTTTACTTATAAAACTATTAGCCATTATCCTCCTAAAAAGAAGATAGTAGCTTCATTATCTTCTCCTTTTTCTTCTTGAAAGGTTGTATTTAATTTTTCAATCAAACCATTTAGATCTCTTACTAAAGATAAAAATGTTATTTGATCATACTCTTTAGGTGGTTGTGTTAGCGATTGTACTATCTTTGCCATTATCTTCTTCCATCTGGTTGATAGTCAATTCTAAATGTACCTAGTTTCCAAAATTGACTTGTGCTTGTGTTATCTATCTTTAACGATATTGATCTAGCTCTTGCACGTGTATCTATTTTTTGTGTAGAACTATTTACAGTAAATGGTCCAAGTGATGAACTAGCTTGTGTATCATTTGGAAAATCTCTTAGGTTTAATGTTAATCTTGCATCACCTGTTTGTGATAAAAAATCTGGTAACACTCTTCTTATCTTCATCATAAACTCACCATCACCAGCAAGTCCTTGTTGACCTATATCAAAATCTCCAGATTCAATTGATGCAGTAATTGATGTTGTTGCACCCTCTCTTATTTGATCTAATCCTTTTTCATGTTCATAGTAATAACTAACACCATCTACATTACCTTGAACAAATGTAGAAGAACCAGATGTACCATTAGAGCTTGTATCATATTCTGTTGCATGTGGTTTGCCAAATACTGCAGAGTCTTGCCATGCTGTTCGAGCAAGAGTTCCTGTAGTCCACACTGGTCGCTCGGGACTTGAATCTAGATAATTGTATGCAACCATTCTGTTTACAGTTCCTGATCCAGAGTTTGGATAGAACCATATAACTTCACCAAATAAATTGTTTAGCCCTGCATTAATATGTTGTTTTGGTATTGTATTAATATCATCAAATACATGATCTTCAACTAAACATGGTAAAGATTCTAGTCTACCTGCATATCTAAAGAAACCATTTTCTGACATCCAATATGCAGTACCATCAACTTCAACAGCTGCGTTCTGTCCAATCAATCCACAGTTTGTACCAACTTGTTGAAATGAGAAAGTAAAAGGTGGACCAACAAATCTCATAGTAAATAATGCTGTATCAGTCCAAACGTAAATTGCATCTCTACCTCTAATAGCTCCAACAATTTTAGATCCATCTGCAAGTCTTTGTGTACCTGCAGTATTAGTTGCACTTGGTGCGTAAGTATTAATATCTTCTTGAGAGGAGAATCTTACAAACATAGGATCTTGTGTTGATTTTGTTCCAATCGTTGTTTCTGTTCCAAAAAATATTAAGTGTCTGTCTGGAGTTGAAACTAAACTAAATGCAGATGCAGTTGGTGCACTAGTTATAATTGTTGCTCTAGTAGATGTTGCACCAGTTGGGTTTGAGTTCCATTCAAAACTTTCACCACCATTTATAGTTGCAATTAATTTATTACCAAAATTATCTAATGACCATAGACCTGGCGCTGTAACAATATCTCCTGATGCTGCAGCGTTCCATGAAAAAAAGTTTGATGCATCAGTTACTGTTGCACCTGACGAATGTGTTGCAGCTGTGGTTCCTGTTGCACCTCTTGTTAATCCAGACAATGTGCCACCACTATTACCTGTGTATGTAATTAATTCTGTGCCTATCTGCACTGTACCTGATGATGGAAAGGATGTTGAACTTGCCATAGTTAAAGAGGTCACTGATGCATTTATTCCTGATGATAGTGTAGATGTAAATTGTCCTTGTGCTTGACCGCCCCAAGATCCAAGACCCCAACCTGTTGTTGCAACCTCAACTGCTGGTCCTACTGGATAATAGTGTTGAACTCTAATACCACCAGATGTTGTAGCACCAGATCCAGATTCGTTAGATGACATGGTAATAGTTATGGTAGTATCAGTTGGCACCGAGGTTACCATAAATTTTATATCTGTAAAATCACTTGATGCAAAATTAGAATTTGTAATTGAAGTAAAATTATCTAATAATATTATATCACCTTTATTAATACTATGAGCAGAAGCAAAAGTTATAGTAACTGCTGCAGATCCATTGGTTGTGCTAAAAGCTGATGTTAAAGTTGTTGTAGCTTTGATTGGATGTATATCATAAAAAATACCACCAGAGTATGCATATAAGATACTACTAGTTCCTAACGCTGCGTACTTAATTCCTGATGTATTAACAAAATGATGTATGGCTGTGTTACGACCTGTCATTTCAACAGATCCTAATTGAGCCCAACCACCTATCTTTTCAGGTGAACCATATCTAAATCTAACATTATCTCCATTTACCCACTGGCCTTCACCACCGGTTGATGTAACTTGTTTGTTAAACCCTGGAGCAAACTTTAATTTTTGCAACATAATAAATTACCTATGGTTTAGTTGGCCACGTAGCATTTTCACATTTTTCAACAGTGTCTTTACCCGAAGGTAGATCTCTTAAATTTTGTCTATATGTTTTCATGTCATTTGATAGTGTAGTATCAGATAAAGCTAAGTAATCAGTCTCAGCTAATAATCTATTTCTTTTAGCTCTAAGGTCAGCTAAAGCTCTTGCAGGTGCAGCATCACTCCATGCTTTTTCTTCAGCGTCTCTAGCTGTTTCTTCTTCAGCCGTGAACTGTACTTTGTTACCGTTTATGTTATGATATCTTGGCATTATTTCT